ACAAAATACTTTTTACTAATTTTAATTCCATCTGGAGTTCTACCATCATCTGCAAGAACAACAACTGATTCTCCAGTCAAGAAATTATGATTTGCAGTTAGAGTTATCTCTGCACTAGCACCTGTGGTAATTATGTTTCCAGTTGTGTTTCTCGAAACTGTGAATCTTTTCTCGGAGGATGGGCCATCACCAGAGGGAACTGGCATCAAGATTGGAGATGTAAATGTTGTGGGTGCTCCACCTACATTAACATTTAAATATAGAATATCATCTTTCTTTGCACCGATTTTGAAACCATTTGCAACGTTAGTTGGTGGATTAGTTACGTCTTTCTCACCTTGAATATAAAGTCTTGCTGTTTGACCAGTTCCAACATTTGCAAGAGTCATTGCAGGATCTAAAGTTCTCCAGATGACGTTTGTTGATTCTTTCTGTAAATCTTTTGGTGGAACAATGTGTGTTATATACCCAGTGTCATCACGATCAAAT